AACCTGCTTGTTGCCGTCGTGACGGAAAGCCCCCTCAACGATCTCGTCATGGAGGCGTTCGTACTCGATGGTCGTTTCCTTATGCCGGTTGCGCATATCCCAAGCAATCGCATGGGTGCTGACAGGCTTGACCGCGTAACCGGAACCGTAATCCTCGGCCCAACGATCAACGTATGACTCCCAGGGGTGAAAGTCCGAAAAGAACGCGGCGACGTTGAACCGCTCATGGGCGGCACGAACCGCGCCGTCGATGAGCTCGCGGGGAGCCTCGCCGCCGTACCTGTCCGGGTCCCACACCCCCAACGTGAACACATAGCCGTCCTCGACACGGCAAGCAATCAGGGCGGAATGATCATCCGACTTCGAGCCGTCAAACCCAAGGGTGATCTCCTCCCCATCCTCAACATCAGAAGCCTGAACAAGCGCATCCCACTCATGCGGGGCGATCCACGCGTCCTCCGCCGCCACGATCTGGTTCAAATAGAACGTGGAGGTGCCCGATGACGCGCAGGTACGTTGGCGTGACACTTCGGCCCGTTCGTTCGCCGCGACCGTTGATGGCCTCGGGAAGCTGACGCAGATGCTCGGTATTCCCCCGCAGGAGCTGTGGCACATGGTTCCTGGCACGACACCGCAGGACATTGAGAATTGGAAGTTGGCCGCCCAGAACGGCGATTCTTTCGCGTTCCTGGCAGACATGCTTCAGCGTCAGGGTGCGCCGACTGGCGATCCCGCCCCGATCAATGGCTAGGACCGCCGCCGGCACGACGCTCACTAACGAGCATCGCCGCGCCCAGCTCGAAGTTCGTGCCGGGGCGCTCCAAGATTTCATGCGGCTTTGGCCGCTTTGGGATGGCAGCGAGGCCACGTTCCGTGACCTGATTGCCGCATCCTTGCCGTTGATTCGCCAGTACCACAACATTTCGTCTTCGGTGGCGGCGTCCTATTACGACGCTTTCCGAAGGGCGGAGCGTGTCGGTGGCAGCCCCACCCCGCGTTTGGCTGTGCTGGATGAGTCCGGTGCCGCAGCGGGCCTTTATTTGACGGGCTCGAAGATGACCCAGGAGGCGGTGCTTGCGGGCCAGTCGCCGCAGGCAGCGAGGCAGACCGCGCTTGTGCGGGTTTCGGGTGTTGTCACTCGTCAGGTTTTGAACGGGGGCCGGGGCACAGTCGTTCTTTCGTCCGCCGCCGACAAGCAGTCGGGCGGCTGGTCGCGTGTCACGTCGGGTGATTGCTGCGCTTTCTGCGCACTGATAGCAGCCAACGGCCCCGTTTACAGCGAGGATACTTACGACTTCGAGGCGCATGACCATTGCGCGTGTACCGGGGAGCCCACCTATGACGGGTCTGAGTGGCCCGGACGGGGCAGGGAGTTCAAGGACATGTACGACCGTGCTGTTGCCTCCGCGAAGGAATCGGGCGACCTTGAGCGCGGCACAAGCAACGACCTTTTGAACGCTTTTCGGCGCGAGTTCAGCGCCGCCTAAACGCCGCCCCAGGAGGGTGGCCCAATTGAACCCAGGAGGTTCACATGCCGGACGATCCCGCTCCCGAACCGGAGCCGACCGACCCTGAAGCAAAGCCCGATGCCCCGGCCCCGCCGTGGAAGTCGGATGATTTTGACCCCGAACGTGCCTGGAAGAAACTTCAGGCCGTAGAGGATGACAAGCGCAAAGCACGGGAACGTGCCGAGAAGGCCGAGGCCGAACTCAAGAAGCGTGAGGACGAAAAGAAGACCGACCAGCAGAAGCTCGAGGAAGAGCTCGCCGAGGTCAAGAAAACTGCCGGCAGTGCTTCACAGGAGGCCATTCGCCTTCGTGTCGCGCTCCGCAAAGGACTTACCGAGACTCAGGCCAAGCGCCTAGTCGGTGACACAGAGGACGAGATGGCGGAAGACGCCGATGAACTCCTCGCATCGTTCAAGTCGGATGACGAGCCGGAGCAGGACTCCCGCCGCCGCCCGACTGAGCGTCTGCGGCCAGGTGCCGCTCCCTCCGCTGACACGGAGCCCTCCAGCCCGAAAGAACTTGCACAGCAGGTTTCGCGGGGCTGGTAACACCTGCCGCACGACCCCTTCCACGGCGGTCGCTCGCGGTTCACTAACGAACCCCTCATAAGGAGGTATCGCCGTGGCTAACACATACATCAAGGCAGAAAAGATCATCAGTCAGGGTCTTGGTCTGCTTCAGCGGGAGCTGGTGCTCCCGAACCTCGTCACCCGTCTGGGTGTTGCCGATTTCGTTGGTGCTGCCAACGACACCGTGAACATCAAGATCCCGTCGATTCTCGATGCCCGTGAGTACGGCTGGAGGAACAATCGTGGTTCCGCCGTCACGTATGACGAGCTGGAAGAACTGAGCATCCCTGTCGCGCTGAACAAGCACGTTTACTCGGGTGTGAAGATCACCGACGAAGAGCTGACTCTCGACATCATGTCGTGGGGCGAGCAGGTTGCCCGTCCGCAGATCCGCGCTGTTGCGGAGAAGCTGGAAAGCTACATCGCTACCGCGATGGCCGGTGCCGATTTCGACCAGACCGTCCAGTACGACGGTGTGGAGACCGGCGAAGGCGTTTCCTCGTTCTACGAGACGCTGGTTGATGCCCGTAAGGCGCTGAACGCGGCCAACGTCCCGGCTGGTGGCCGTGTCGTGGTCCTCGGGTCCAACGTGGAAGCGGCTGCGCTGCTTTCGCAGAACCTCGTGAAGGTCAACGAGTCCGGTACGGATTCCGCGCTTCGCGAGGCCGTCATCGGAAGGATCGCGGGCTTCACCGTGATCGGCAACGTGAACTCGGTTGATCCCGATTTCGCTTGCGCTTTCCATCCGACCGCGTTTGCGTTCGCCAATGTCGCCCCGCAGGTTCCTTCGGGTGCCACCGCTGGCGCTACCTCGTCTTACGAGGGACTGGCGATGCGCTGGATCAGGGATTACGACCCGGATCATCTCCAGGACCGTTCGGTCTACTCTTCGTTCGCTGGTGCTGCCAGCATCGAGGACGGACGGGACGCTTCCGGCGATCTGACGACCAAGAACGTCAGGGCCGTCGAGATCGAGTTCACCGGCTCGTGATGAATTGGCAGCCCCTCGGCTTCGGTTGTGGGGCTGCCACTTTGTTCTCCCCTAGCGATTTGAGGTAAAGATGGCACTGGCCGAGCTAACCGATTACGAAGACCGACATGGCGACGTGGACGGCACCGACGCGGAACTCGTCCAGACTCTTCTGGAGGACGCCTCCGCCCTGATTCTTGACGTGGCCGACGGCTCCGAGGAGGGGTGGGCACTTGAGGAGGAGGACGCGGTTATCCCAGGCAACGTGGTCGCTGTTTGTGTGGCCGCTGCTTATCGCGCTTTCACGAACCCGAACGCGGTTTCGAGGCAGGCACTCGGGATGGCTTCTTTCACTTTCAAGGGGGACATTCCCGATGCCATGTACTTGACCGACCGTGAGGTTCGGTTGATCCGCAAGGCGGGCAGGCGCAGCACTTTCCAGGCTGTGACATTGGAGTCGCCGTACTCGGGTGACACGCTGGACGACAACGAGCTTCTGCTTGGCTGAACTGTCAATATTGGTGCCGGTGCTTAACCGGCCTCATCGCGTCAGGCCAGTAATTGAGTCGGCTGCCGCAGCCACACCCGGCGCGGAAGTTTTGTTTATCGCGGACCCCGACGATGCCGCCGAACTGGAAGCGTTGGAGGCCGAGGGCGCTGATTTCATTGCCCCCGGCGGCAAGTACTCCGAGAAGATCAACGCGGGGGTGAGGGAAACCGATTCGCCCCTTTTGTTTTTTGGTGCGGACGATTTGACTTTTATTCCCGGCTGGTTTGAGGTGGCCCGTTCGCATCTGTCGAATGAGATCCGGGTGGTCGGCCTGAATGACGGGGTGACGAAACGCTCCCAGCTCGGGCATCACGCAACACACTTTCTTGTCACTCGCGACTATGCGCTGCTGCCAACCATTGACGACAAGCGTGGCCCCCTGTTTGAGGGTTACGGGCATCAGTACGTCGATGACGAGTTCGTTGGCACCGCCCGGTTGAGGCGGGCCGTTTCTTTCGCGACTGACGCTCGGATTGATCACTCCCATTATTTCAACGGGACGGGGGTGATGGACGCGACTTACGAGAAGGGTCTGTTGACCAAGGCGGACGACCGCCGCCTTCATCGCCGCAGGAGGATGATGTGGAAGTAACAATCGCCGTCGCCACATACGGCGATGAGAAATGGATTGGTCTTGCGGAGTCCCGCGCCATTCCCTCGGCCCTTGGGCAGGGCGTCCCGGTTCTCCACCATCACGGGGATACCTTGGCGAAGGCCCGCAATGAACTCCTCGAGCGGTGCGAAACGCCGTGGATCATTCACCTGGACGCGGACGATGAACTGGACCGGAAGTACGTGAGGCACATGGCTGCCGGCACCGCCGATGTTCGGGCACCTTCTGTCCGTCGTTTTGCGAAAGGCAGGGCGCGGCGCGGCACCTACATGCCGAAGGTGTACGGCCATCGGCATAACTGTCAGGGGGATTGTTTGCCGGACGGCAACTGGGTGACCGTGGGCGCTTGCGCCCGTGTTGATCTGCTGAGAGACGTTGGCGGTTGGGGCGACGAGCCCGTGTACGAAGACTGGGCGCTTTGGTTGCGATGCTGGAAGGCCGGGGCAACCTTTGAGGCGATTCCCCGCGCCGTTTACGGCTATCACTGGATGCCCGATTCCAGAAACCACGCGCTGCCCAACCGGGACGAGTGGCACCACAAGATTCACGACTCGATCATGGAGGCAGCGTGAGCATCGCGATTCTCGTTCCGACCCTTGGCCGCGCCGAAAAGCTAGTGCCCCTGGCCGAGAACGTTGCGGCCACCACCCCCCGCGGCAAGTACAGCCTCATTTTTGTGCTGGATCATGCGGACAAGGCGAGCCTTGAGGCCGTCAAGTCCGCGCCGTGCGCCCGTTACGTTTTTCGTGACGGCACATACCCGGTGAAGATCAACGCCGGTTACGCGGCCTGCAACGAGGATTTGATTCTCCCCACCGCTGACGATGTTGTGTTTCACGACGGCTGGTATGAGACGGCGCTTGGGGAAATGGAGCCGTGGGTTCAGGTGCTCGGCACCTTTGACCTCACTCCGTCGACGGAGGACGGCTCCCATGCCACCATGCCGATCATCCGCCGCTCTTACATCGAGGAGACGGGCGCGGCACACATGGAGCTCGGCACCGTTTTCCATGAGGGTTACCACCACAACTGCGTCGAAACGGAAACGTGCCAGCTCGCGATGCGCCGCGGCGTTTGGAAGTTCGCCAAGAACGTCGTGATTGAGCACAGGCATCACGCTTGGGGGACTCGTGAGGCAGACGAAACTGACCGCAAGGGCAACCTTGCCAACTGGGATGAGGACATGACTTATTTCCATCGTCGCAAAGCGAAGTGGGAACGTCGGTAGTCATTCCGTGGGCGGGCGGGTGTCAGCATCGCCAGCGGGCACTTGAGTTCGTATCGGCGTGGCACACCTACCCGGTCACGGTCGCGAAGGGTGGCACCCCCTGGGTTAAGGCCGAGGCGGTCAATCCCGCCGTCCGTGATTCGTCCGCCGACATCATCGTTGTGGCTGACGCGGATTGCGTCACGGCTGGGTTACCTGCCGCGGTCGAGGCCGTAGCGTCCGGCAGGTCCCGTTGGGCGATCCCGCACCGCAAGGTTGTGAGGCTCACGGAGGAAAGCACCGACCGTTTCATTGCGACCGGCGAGGTCGCCCACCCGCTTGATCGCCGCCAGTACACGGGCATTGCCGGGGGAGGGTTCGTTGTCGCCCGTCGCGAAACGTTGCTTGAGGTTCCGATGGACCCGCGTTTCGTGGGTTGGGGCCATGAGGACGAGGCTTGGGCGATGGCGCTCACTTGTCTCGCCGGCAAGCCTTGGCGTGGTGACGCCGACCTAATCCATTTGTGGCATCCCCCTCAACCGAAAATTCAGGCCCGTAAGGGCTCGGAGGAGTCGTGGGGGTTGCTTCTCCGTTACGGCGCTGTCCGCCGGAAGCCGTCCGCTATGCGCCTGCTCTTGAAGGAGTTACATGATCTCGAAGCTAATCAACCGTCCGTGTCAGATCGTTCGTCTTGGTCCTAGCGGGACGGAAGACGATTCGGGCAACGAGATTGACGGGGAAACCGTTGTCACCACCGTCTGTGAAATCCAGATGTTCACGGGGCAGGCCACGGAACCAGCGGGTCATAACGAACTGAGCCGAACGAATTGGAGTCTCTTTCTTCCGGTCGGAACTGACATTGATTCCGGTGACCACGTAATCGTCGATGGCAAGAAGTACGAGCTGGACGGCGACGCATGGGCCGTCCGTGACCCCCTCACAGGCCGCATGAGCCACGTTGAGGCGTCCCTGATGCTGACCACCGGTGCGAACGACGGGGAGTCCTGATGGTCGCAATGGAAAAAGTGCTCCGCACCTACCTCAACACCCAGGATCTCGGGGTGAAAATCGCGGGTGAGAATCCGAAGGACACCGAGCAGGGATGGTTGAAGCTCACCCAGATTGATGACCGGGCCGTTGGTGTGGAAGACGCCGACTACTTCCACAACCACCACATCCAGGTTGACTGTTACGCCAGCGTCAACGGCACCGCCGGCCAGGACGAGGCCCGTGACCTTTACATCAACACCCGTGCCGCCCTTGTCGGGATGAAGCACACCGACCTCGAGGACGCCGTTGTTACCGCCGTCCGTTTCGGTGCTTGCCCCAGGGTGCCGGATGAGGCTTTCAACCCGCCGCGTCAACGGTACGTGATCGACGCGCACATTTACGCGCATGAGGTGCCCGATGCGGGCGTTCATTCCTAACCCGAACTTCGTCAACGAGCTCGCGAAGGAAACACCGCAAGTTGAGGCGTTGACCGACGCCGCGAAAGAGTCGGCCAAGGAGTCGGAGAAGATCCGCCATCACGTCATGCCTCAAAAGAAGGACCCGGCCATCGAGGTTGAGAACGACGGGTTCCGTGTGTGGCTGGTCAACACCGATTACGGCGGACATTTGGACGAGTGGGGCAGCAAGAACAACCCGGCCTACGCCCCCCTTCGCAACGGCGTTCGTAACGCCGGCTTCCCGCTCGAAGAGACCTGAACTTACCCGCCCCTGATGGGGCAAGCCGTCCCGTGGGGCGGTGACCATAACAACCATGCCCCACAGGGCAAGGAGGAAACACCATGCCAAACGACGCAGCAGAAGTACTGGTTGCGCAGCAGGTCAAGATTTACCTTGGCCCTGCCGCCGCCAGCGTCCCCACCACAATGGCCGCGCCGAGCGCCAGCTTCATCGACCTCGGCTACACCTCAACCGATGGTTTCAGCATCAGCTACGAGCCGACCGTTGAAGACATCATGGCCCACCAGTCCCTCGATCCGATCCGTCAGATCAAGACCGGACAGGTATCGCAGGTCACTTTCAACCTGATGCAGTGGAACGAGTACACCGTTCCGCTCGCTTTCGGTGGCGGAACCTGGAGTGACGCTTCCGGCGTTTACACCTATTCGCCCCCGGACACCAACGAGCCTATCGCCGAGTACACCCTCGTCGCTGACATTTCGGACGGCACGAAGGATCTCCGCCTGACGGTTGGCCGCGGTGTGGTTGCTAACGCCGTCGAGACCAGTCTCGTCAACAACGCTGCCGCTGTCATGCCGATCACGCTGAAGGCGCTGAAGCCGACCACCGGCAAGTCGTGGAACATCATCACTGACGAGGCCAACTTCTCGTAATGACCACCACGGCTAAAAACAAGGGCAAGTCAATCACGGTCAGGGATCTGACCTTGAAGCTGCCCGCGGAACTCCCGTTCGAAGTTCTCCGCCATTCCGTTGAGTCCCCGGACTACACGGCCAAGTTCCTCGAGATCGTTCTCGGTGAGGAGCAGGCGGAGAAGGTTTGGGATCTCGGCCTTGGCCTGAAGGAAGGCACCGAACTCCCCGACAAGATCGTGGCTGAGTATTCCCTAGACATGGGGAAATAGCGACCCTCGGCAGTTGGCTTGACGAAGAAGGTCAAGAGGCTGTCGAGGTCGATTTCCAACGGTTCTACGGGCTGGATTGGTCCGTGGAGGTTGACCGGATGTGCCTTCGTCGGGTGTGGGTGCTCACGCATCTCATGCCCGCCGAGGGCGCGTTCGTGCCTTTGATGTCCGAACGGGCGAAGAAGAGCAACAAGCGAGTTACCAGCGTGGATCAATTGACCATGCTGCTCAAGTGAAAAGGAGGTGAGACATGGCCGAAGCGGGACGCGCAGTAGTTGAGTTCATAGGCGATTACTCCAAGCTGAATGCCGGTCTCGCCTCCTCCCTCGCCCCGACGAAGTTGGGGAAGATGGGGAAGGTCGGGGGCCTCGCCATTGGCGGGGCTCTTGCTGCTGCAGCGGGCGGCGCGGTTGTCACAAAGGCCCTTTACGGGCTCGGCAAGGAGTTCGACACCGCCTTTGATCGCATTCGTGTTGGCACGGGCGCGACCGGCAAGCGCCTCGAGGGACTGAAAAAGGACTTCAAGGGTGTCGCGAAGGAAGTCCCTAACGACTTGAGCGAGGTTGGCGATGCGATTGCTGACCTCAACCAGCGTCTCGGGTTGACCGGCAAGCCCCTTCAGGCGATGGCGCGGAACATGCTGGACCTGTCGCGTGTAACGGACACGGACCTCCAGGGCAACATTCGTGCGGTGTCCCGCGCTTTCGTGGACTGGGAGGTTCCTGTCAAGCGGCAGGTGGCAACCCTGGATGGCTTCTACCGGATCTCCCAGAAATCCGGTGCGTCCGTTGAGGAGTTGACCAGCAGCGTCCAGAAGTTCGGTTCGCCGCTCCGCACCCTCGGGTTCGGTATCGGGGAGGCCGCTTCGATGTTCGCCATTTTCGAGCGGGCGGGCGTGAACGCGCAGACAATGGTTCCGGGTTTCAAGCTCGCCATCGGCAACCTTGTCAAGCCGACCGATGATTTGAAGGGCACCCTTGCGGAGCTGGGTGTGGCCGCTGGCGACCCCGAGAAGGGGTTGCGGCAGATCATGGATCTGTTGGGCAACGGCAGCAACCTGAAGGCGATTGAGAAGATCAGCCTTGCGATGGATGTGTTCGGCAAGAGGGCCGGCGCTGACATGGCGGAGGCGATCAGGCAGGGCCGCTTTGACCTGGACTCTTACGTTTCCACGTTCAAGAACGGCAGCGATTCCATCCGAAAGTCGGTTCAGGAAACGAACGACGCGGGCGAGAACCTTGCGATTTTCTTCAACAAGGTCAAGGTTGCGCTCGAGCCGTTGGGTTCTTTCTACTATGACCTTGGTTCCAAGATCAGCCGGGGCCTTGCAACGCTGGATGTCAGCGGCTACATCTCCACGTTGGCTGAGAGTACCCGCAAGCTTGTGCCTCTTTATGACGGCATCAAGGGTGTTCTCGGTTTGTTCGGCGGCGGTGACGACGAGGTTTCCGGCATCAAGCAGATCATGCAGGCCCGTGTCGCGTCCGTTGAGTCGCTGAAGAAGGCGTCGGAGCGCACCGTCCATGCCCGCAAGCGTGTCAGCAGGGCCACCGATGCGGAGCGTGAGGCGGAACGTAATCTCCGTAACGCCCGGAAGCGGTTTGGCGATGGCAGCAACGAGGCGATCAAGGCCGAGATTCAGCTTCAGCGGGCGAAGCGCAAGACGATTCGTGTCACGGAGCAGGCGAAGAGGGCCGAAAGGCTTGAGGGCATCGAACGCCAGATCGCTTCCAAGCGTCTGCGCGACCAAGCGGTATCGGAGAAGGCCCGTCTGGGCCAGCTCAACCGCATGATCCGTGTCCTGAATCACAGGCGGAACGTTGAGTGGAAGACGAACGGTGACACCCAGAAGTTGCGGGACATCGAGGGCAAGCTCACCGACAAGCTGAAGGCCCGTTCCAACACCCAGAAGCGCCTCAACAACGTTCTTGGTGACGCGGCTACCACTATCGGCCCGAAGTTCGCCCGGTCCCTGAAGTCAATTTCTAGCCGTACCGCCGCGATGGAGACCGCCCTGGGTCACATTCCCGGCAAGGCGAACAACATGCGTGACGCGCTCGGCAAGATTTCCCCTGCGGTGAAGCGCCTCAACCCGGTCATCAAGGGCGTTGGGGACACGTCTAAGAAGTCGATGGGCAAGGCCGGCGATGCCATGTCCGATTACGCGAAGGTCACCGGGGATAAGCGCGTCACCGTGAACCGGAACATGAAGTTGATGCCGGTCGTTCAGGTCGCTGCGACGGACAGGATGCTTGAGGATTTCAGCGACAAGATGGGCTTGTTCAAGAATGACGGCAAGCCGCAGTCGAAGCGTCGTGGCGGGCTCATTCAGCATTTCCGTAAGGGCGGGGTGCCTGTTGCCGTGTCACCGGGCGAGATGTACAAGACCCCGGACGGGAAGGCGGGGATTGTTCCTGGTCGCCCGGAGCCGAGGGATTCGGTTCTCACTTCGATGCCGGTCGGCACCAAGATTTTCACGTTCGATGGTCAGCGCCAGTTGGCGGAGGGCGCGTCGGAGGCGTCGGCGCTTCGTAGTCAGCGCCCGCATTTCGCGGGTGGCGGCATTGTCAGGCCGACTGTCACGGGTGGTTCCCCGAAGGCGCGGGATCTCGCCAACACCGGGATTGATTCGCTTCATGGCCTTGCCGGGGACCGGCTGAAGAAGGCGCAGGCGGCAATGGCCGCAATTGGTAGCGGTGCTGAGATCACAAATCTTGTTCCCCAGGTCAAGCGGGCGCTTGCTTACGCGAAGACCCATGGCTGGTCCGGTTCGGTTAGTAGCGGCTGGCGCTCTTACGCGGAACAGGCGCAGCTTTACGCCGCCTACCTCGCTGGGACGGGCAACCTTGCCGCGAAGCCGGGTACGTCGAACCACGAGGGCGGCGAGGCCGTTGACGTAACGGACACCGAGGGTTTCGCCGCGGCGATGAACAGTCTCGGCGCACCGGATGAGCTTTTCCGTTACGTGTCGGGCGAGCCGTGGCACTTCTCGGTTACGGGCCACCGCAGGGGCGGCATCATCGGTGCGATCCAGAACTTCATGCGTGGCGGAACCGCCGAGCATCGGGTGGTCAAGAACGTCGGCGCGGATCTCCTCAAGCACGGATTTGACTTCCGGGCCACGGCGGGCATCCTCGGCAACGCATGGCGAGAAGGTTTGTGGAATCCGAAACAGCGTGAGTTTGCCGATTCCTCTAACGGTGGCCTTTACGGTTTCACGACCTCCCCCGTGTCCCTGCCGGACATGATTAGCTGGGCTGAAAGCAGCGGCAAGAACCCGTGGGACGAGGTTGTGCAGACCCACTTCATGCTCACCCACGGCCAGCCCACAGGCTTCGCCATCAAGGGCGCATTGAACAGCGAGGACACGATTGCTGGTGCCGCCGAGTACTTCATGCGCAATTGGGAGCGCCCCAACCTGTCCGTTGCTGGTTTGGACGAGCGGATCGGTGCCGGACACGACGCTTCCAAGATTCTGCGGGACGCGGGTATCACCAAGCCCGGTGACAGCACCGATGGCGGCGGCAGCGGCAAGCCCGCCGGCCCGTCCCCCACGGAGAAACGCCGTTCGGAACGCGGCGGCATCATCAAGAAACTCCAGGACGCCTTGCGCGGCAAGTCCGGCACGGATCGTCTCGGCGGTTTGTGGGATCTCGTTGGGGCTTACGCGAAGTACGGCAAGTTCGAGGGCAACGAGAAGTCGTGGTTGCTGAGTCAGGCGTCGACCGCCGCGAAGCAGAAGTCCCCGGTTGTGGCAGCTAACGCGCTTGACCGGGTTCGCAAGACGCTCGGGGATCTCGTTGAGATTTCCGGTGAGTCCGGCACGAACGAAAGTTTGGTTGAGCGACTGAAGGCCGTGAAAGCGAAGGGCAAGGAGTCCGCTGCCGCGAAGCGCGACCGGGCTTTCAGCAAGATTGCGAAGTCGGGCATCTCGTACCCGTTCAAGGACAGTTTGGTTGGCGTTGACGGCCAGATCGCACTTACCGCGGAGATGCTGTCGAACGCGCAACGCGCCGCAGGTTTCGAGGGCGGTCCCGGCGGTGCCGATCTGACGGAAGCCGAAAGGGTTGAGCAGGTCCGGTTGAACGAGACGATCTTGGCGAGCCAGGTATCGAAGGAGGGTTGGCTGATCAAGGCCATCGCGTCCCTTTATAAGAAGGAGACGAACCTTGACGATCAGATGGCTAAGGCCGCTCCGGCTGGTTCGTTGACGCACTGGAAGTATGGGGCTTTGAAGTCCGCGAAGAAGGCTGCCCGCCGTAAGATCGGTGAACTTACGGAGAGCTTCAAGGGCCTTGTTGGTTTGACCGGCAAGGGCGGCGAGATGGGCGAAACCCAGTTCGCTTTGAAGGAGCTCGGTGTGGCGTCAACGGTTGAGAGCGCGTCCGCCGCGGCGCGGGACTCGGAGTTGGCGGACCTGATGCGTGAGCAGCTTGGTTTGGCTAACCGCAACAACGCGATCCTGGCGGCGCAAACCCCCGTGTACGAGCAGTTCATGCCGAAGTACCACACGGGCGGTGTCATTCCCGGTTCGGGTGAGAAGCCGATCATGGCTAAGGGCGGGGAGGGCGTGTTCACCGCCGATCAGATGGCGGCGTTGGGCAACGGGGAGATTCAGGTGACCGTGGTAGTCGAGGACGGCGCTGTTGATCCGAACAAGATTCGCACTGAGGCTGTCCGTGCTGTGAACGGTATGGCTATGAGAGTTAGAACGGGTGGCCCTGCCGCCGGAAGGAAGTACGTCACCAATGGCTGAATCTCTTGTCCTGTCGGATGGCACCCGGTCGTATGACTTTTTGGCTGATGGTGCGCTGGTTTATGCGGCCCGTGACGGCATTCGGTTGCCGGTCGTGGCGTACGAGAACACGTATACGGAGGGTTCCGATTCGGAGGGCCGCACCCGCATTCGGTCCCGTGCTACGAACTCCGAGGCCGGCGGCCTGACCCTTTATTTCCGGGGGACGACGAACCCCCTGTTTTGGGATGCGGTGGACAACCTTCAGGAACTGGTCGAATCGGCGCATCTGAACAAGGGAACGCTGACTTTCACTCCGAATGGTGCGTCGAAATCCATCACCTTTGACCTTGAGGCCATTAGTGTCACGGACCTTCCAGTCAAGATTGAGTGGGGCCAGCGTCATGCCGAGGCCACCATAACCTTCGAGTCCAAGCCTTACGGGCGTCTCCCCACGCAGCGCCTGAACGTCCAGGACAGCTATCAGACGATGGTGACGGCTCTAAGCCCGTCCATTTTCCTCCCCCTCGGCGCGTCCTCCGGCCTGACGGACTTGTCGGGCAATGCGCGGAATGGCACGGCGGCGGGTGGCGTGACGGTGGGTGGAGCTACGGGGCCGTTGACGGTGAGCGATGGCGGTGCCACGGATTTCGACGGCACCGATGACCGGATCACCACCACCTATGCGACCCGGCGGAACCTGCTGACGAACCCTAACTTCGAGACGAACACGACCACATGGGCGGCAACGGGTACGGGCAGCATCACCCGCACGACGGCTGAGTTTCACGACGGCGCGGCTTCGCTCGCCGTGACCTGTCCCGGTACTTCACCGACCCTTGAAGGGGCGTGGAATCTGACCGCCGTAACGGTCCCCGCCTCGGGCACTTACACCTGCTCCGCCTATGTCAAGGCGACGGTGGGAACGACGATGCAGATTCTAATGCGAGAACACGATGCGGCAGACGCCACTATCGGTACTGCGACGACTGCCTTTACTGCGACGGGGGGCTGGGACCGAGTGACCGCCACCCGCACCTTCGGTGCGACCGGCGTAAAGGCACATGTAGCGGTAAGGACTAACGCGGCGGTCGCCATCACCTTTTACGTGGACGATGTGCTTCTGGAGCAGGCGTCGTCGATGGGTACGCACTTTCCGACAGCAGCCCAGTTGGCTTCCGGGGAGGCGGGGTGGACGGGTACCGCTAACGCCTCTGCGTCGGACATCGGGTGTTTCGCTAACGGCACCAGCCGCACCTTCATGGGATGGGCTTATCGGGACACGTCCTCGGGCGTGGACACGATCTTTTCCGGTTCCGGCGCAACCCCGCCCGTTCTGGCGTTCTCATCGGGCAGCCAGAACATTGTGTGGAAGCCAGACAACTCCACGACGACCACATGGGCGTCCGGCATCAGCAATGGGACATGGTTTCACTGGGAGCTTGAGTTCGCGGAACCCACTGCGAGTAACAACGCATCCCTCTATATCAACGGGGCGCTCATATCTGCCCAGACGAACGCGGGACAGTACAGCGCGAACTGTGGCAACTTCCAGCTCGGTGCGCTCACCTCGACCACCGACCCCTACGACGGCAAGCAGGCATGGGTATCGGTCCACCAGACCGCCCTCACCGCCACCCAGATCCGTGACGCCTACGACACCGGGGTCGCCCGGATCTCACTGGACGGCCCGATAGACACGTTCGTCGTGGAGAACATCCCCGGACAGGTTCCCGCATGGCCGCACCTCACCCTGTACGAGGCGTCCGGCGCGACAGTCAACCATGTCGAGATCGGTGTCCTCAACGAGTACGTCGCAGCGTCCGCCCCCGCCATTCTGCTCCAGGCGGTCACGCAGATCACCGCGCTCGGTGGCAGCTCCAACACCCGCGCCTCGTCGTACTCCACGAACATTCTCCGTGCCGCCCTCGCCACCACCCCCGTCGCGGTGGGCGAAGCGACCGGACAGAACAACAAGGGCGGATGGAAGGTCAGGGCAAGGATTTACCCGTCCGCCACCACCGTAAGGGTCCGGCTCGCATGGCGGGTCGGCAGCGGTCCCTACGCCCACGAACCGTGGCGCACCGTTCCCGGTTCCGCCGCGTGGTACGACGTGGATCTTGGCTCCGTCACCATCCCCGAGATCAGTGTGGGCACCCATTCGGTGACGTTCCGTCTTGAGGCCATGTCCACTTCCGGCAGCCCGACCGTTGACCTTGACGTGTTCGAGATCCTGCCGACCGATTCTTACTTGAAGCTCCGTGGCGCATCGTCGTTGGACACGCCCACCTCGGCAATCGTGGCAATGGATGACTTCTCCACCCAGACCTCCGGTGCGGTGACGGGCAAAACCCCGTTGCTGGCACCTGCCGGTAACTGGTCCGGGGCGGGGGACGCGGATGACTTCCAGGTGAACACAAGCGACCAGAGCATCTACCGCGATGCCGTTTCGGACTCGGCGCTGAACAACGGACGCTACCTGCGGTGCGGGTCGGGGACCTTGACGCTTACGACCATCAGCTGTGATGTATCGCTTCAGGCATCCTACCCGGACTACCCGTCCGGTCGCTACGGCGTCTTCCTTCGCTACACCGACACGAGCAACTGGCTGATGGCGGTGATATGTGACCTCTACACGTTCAAGCTAATAAAGAACGTGGCGGGGAGCGAAACTGTCCTCGGAACATTCCAGGACTACTCCGTGATTTCCTTCGCGTCACCCTGCACCATTTCCGTTGGTGCTGATGCTTTGGGGAACGTGCTCGCTGCCGTTACTTCCGGGGGCGTGACCGTCGCCGGTCTCGCGGTAGCGGCGGACAGTTCGCTCGCGACAGCCGGGGCGCTCGCATCCGGTGGGTACGGGGTCTATGACGCGGAAAGTGCCGGTTCGTCCCTGCCCCGCTACTACGACAACTTCAACGTTTTCACCGGCTCGTCCAGCGCCACCATCTCCAACC